GTTCACCAGCCTCAACACCTTGCCCAATCAGGCAATGTGGACCCAGGAGCTTGGTTTTTCCAGCTACGACAGGACCGGCGGAAACAACGATTTCAACAATTGGCTCTACAACCAGGGCGGCAGCTATCCGGCCGTCATGGCCGAAGTCACTGGACCCGGCTGCATGTACCGGTTCTGGCAGACCGGCGCAACGTCTACCTGTACGTCCATCACGGCCTACGTTGACGGCGTAGCGACGGTTCTAACTGGGGTGGCAACGACTACTTGGCTGAGTGGAGCCTACGCGCCTTTCACCGCCCCTATTGCAGTATCGGCCTACGCAAAAACCGGCGGAAGCGTGAGCTACTTGCCCATTCCCTTCAAGAAGTCCTTCAAGCTTGTCGATAACAATAGTGGTGGGTGCTATGACTACTACAACATCGGCATCCACAAATACAACAACGTCACCGTACCACAAATCACTTCGTGGACCGGCTCTGAGGATTCCAGCGCGGCTCGGGCTGTGCTGAGCAACATTCCCAATGACCCCAAGGCTGACGCAGGTGAGTTGACGGCTACCGGGACCGTGAGCCTAACGGCTACGGCCAGCACCACCATCTTTGACATGGCGGGGCCAGAGCAGGTAGTGGCAATGAAGGTGAGCATCCCAGCGTCCACCTACACCACGCTCAACAACGTCTATGTCAAGATTTACTGGGACGGCTCCGCCACGCCAGCGGTGAACGCACCGTTGTCGTTCTTCTTCAATGCTGGCGGACTCTACACCATCCAGGTAAAGCCGCAGCAGCTCATGGCCGGTATCGACAACTCGGGCAATCTTTACAACTACATGCCCATGCCTTTTGCCAGCCACGCAACCGTGGTGCTATACAACTCCGGCGGCAGCACTGTCAGCGGGATTACCTACACCGTCAACTATTCCAGCTATCCAGGCTCGTTCTCTGGCGTGGGATACCTGAACAGTCAGTTCAAAACAACCTCCATCACTGGTGGCCCGGTTATCGTTAATCTGCTCACCGCCAGCGGATTTGGCAGCTACCTGGGCAGCATCATCAGCCTGGCCGCCTCCTCCGCCTTCGAGGAGGGCGACGAGGCCATCTATGTGGACAACTCCAACACACCCATTGTTCACGGCACTGGCACTGAGGATTATGGCAATTCCGAGTGGGGCTGGCAGTGGGGGCCGTTCAGCGCCCCGTTCAGTGGCGCGTCCTACCTCGGCAGCTTCCCCATTGGAGCCCCTGCTCCGGTGAACTTCACCCGCATGTTTATCGTGGACAAGGTTCCCTACCTGTCCAACATACAGGTGAATATCCAGACGGCGGCGACCTGCACGGCAGCGGCAAACGTCACCTATACCACGATGGCGTGGTACTACAATCAGCCGACGCCGATGATTACGCAGGTGGACGCGCTTTATCTGTCCAGCACGGCATCCGTGGCCGTGCACAATTACATCACGTCAGGAGCCCCGGCCTCATTGTCAGCCAGCTACCTAGAGGACGTGAGTAACACTTGCTCGGACTACATGAGCAACACTGGAGTGAGTTACACCAGCAACGGCACATCCGACTTTTACTTGACGCTTCCCATTAACAACAACGGGCTGATTCTGCGCGGCACTTTCGACCAGACCAACGCGAATCGGGCCGTGGAGGTCACCGCCAACGGGCAAGATGCGGGAACGTGGTATCTGCCTGGGAACAATACGACCTACCCCTGGCTTGATTCCGACTTCCCTATTTCCCAAAACTACACGGCTGGGGATACATCGGTTCACATCCAGCTCAAGAACGTCTCGGCTACAGCCTGGGCCGAATACAGCTTCCAAGCGTTGGCGCTTAATGGGCCCACACCCACGCCCACGGCTACGCCGACCGCTACCCCCACCCCCACCCCTAGCCCTAGCCCCACGGCCACCCCCACGGCCACGCCCACGGCCTCACCCACAGCCACAGCCACGCCCACGGCCTCACCCACGGCCTCACCAACAGCCACAGCCACGCCCACAGCTACGCCCACAGCCAGCCCGACGCCAAGCCCTATTCCTGATATCACTCCAACCATGACACCAACTCCTGAATGTGGGTGTTGCGCCGTGGTCATCAACGTCTACAACAGCTGCGATGGCCCTGTTATCATGAATCAGCAATAAAGCGTACCTGTTTGCATTGTTTCTTTCCTGATGCGAAGATACACCTGAGGGAGCCATGAAACTACTGCGATTCTTGTTCCTCCTGCTGTTGATGCCTGTGGCCGCCTCGGCCGCCATCACGAACCTGATCTACAGCGTCTCGTCCACTGGCATCATCCTCAACTGGCGCACCGATGTCCCTGAGCGGCTCGCCTCGGCGCGCTATGCTTCCGGCGCGTCCTGCACCAACCCATCGCTTTTCGTGTCGAGCGAGGGATGCGGCCAGATACACCAGCTCGTTGTGACCGGGCTGACGGCCGCCACGCAGTACTGCATCCAGCCTTTCGGCTATATCTGCTACGGCGCTGACCAAGACAACACCGGACCGACCGTCCAATTCACAACCAACGCCTTCGACACCCCGACGCCTACTTTCAGCGTCAGTCCCACCTTCACCGCGACGCCGAGTATTACGGTGACCTTAACTCCGAGTTACACCATCACGACCACGGCCACTCCTACCGTCACCCTAAGCTTCTCGCAGACGGCCACGCAGACGGCCACGCCGAGCATCACCGTCACCATCACACCGACGTGGACTCCGACCATGACGGCCACCGTGACGAAGACGGCGACGAAGACGGCGACGAAGACGGTGACGCCCACGGTGACGCCCACGCCCACACGTACCGTGACGCAGACGGTCACTCCAAGCATTACGGTGACCTCTACCATTACGCCGACCGTGACTGCTACGCCGACCATCACGCCTCTTCCGGCCTCGATGTCGGCCGTGTACGCTGCCTTCAACGGGCAATTGGTCAGCATCACGACCGTGAGCGGCCGGACCGTCGTTGGCACAGCCGTCGTGGCTACCGACTACATCTCCGTGAACCGCCAAATCGTGCCGTTCACGGCCATCGCCACCATCTACATCAAGAGCTACTAACCGTGGAAGCACTGCGCATCTACTCGCCGATTTCGCTCATCGACACCAACATGGCGGTTGCGTCGCTCAACGGTGCCCAAAAGGACCATCTGTTCATGGGCGAGCAGATGAAGATGGCCATTGGGCGCGAGGTCAAGGAAGACGACTTCCTGTACTTCGCCTTCAAGCTCTGCCACGTCGGCCGGAACACGAACAAGGACATCTTCCTCCTCGAAGAGATGGAGAAGGATGTGGAGAAGCCGGGCAAGGGCACGATGCCTGCGTGGCGCACTCCCATCGATGAGCCTATCGATTACGACCACAACTTCGGCTTCCCGGCCATCGTCGGCGACATCTACGACAGCGTGCTCATCAAGAACCCGCCTGTCGGAGAGAAGCCCTTCATTAAGTGCGCTGGCGTCATCTACCGTGGCCTCTACCCCGACGTGGCGTTCAAAGTCGCCCGTGGGTCGCGCCTGGGATACGCCAAGGTGTCGATGGAGGTCAAGTTCGCCCACGGCGTGGTCGGCCACGAGGGCCGCGTGCTGCGCGGACTCAACTTCAAGGGCGGTGCGCTCACCCGCATTCCAGCCGACGTCGATGCGGATATCGACGCCATTCCTCACGAAGGCGGAGCCAGGGCTGAAGCCAATGCGAAGTCCACCGTGATTGCCGTTGGGTCTTCTAAGGTGGAAGTTCCCGGCAGCTTCTTGCCGAGCAAGAAGTAATCTCAACGAGAGGAGGTGAAACACATGACAACTGTTGCGATAGACAAGGGCACTGGCACCGTCCGGTTGGCGACCGCGTCGGGCATGGCGAAAGCCGATGCCTCGGCGAAGAAGGAAGCCCACCAGAAGGCGCTCGAAGCCCTGAGCAAGGCCAAGCAGGCCTACGCCGAAGCCGAAGTCAAGCACTACTCGCACATGCACAAGGACACCGTCGACCCCGACGAGCTGTCCGCGTCGCGTGAGCACGTGGACGCTTGCCACGCGTCCTTCATCGATGCCAAGAAGGCGGCCGTGAAGGCCGAGGCTGAGATGTACGACGACGGCGACAAGCAGGCCATGGCCACCGCTGCTGCGGAGGCCGAGGACAAGGCCGCTGAGGACAAGGCGGCCATGGAGAAGGAAGCCAAAGAGAAGGAAGAGGCCGAGGCGAAAGCCAAGGCTGACGCCGAGGACAAGGCCGCCTTCGACAATGGCGAAGGTTCGGCGAAAGCCGAGGCTGAGGCCAAGGCGAAAGCCGAGGCTGAGGCTAAGGCGGCTGCTGAAGCCACCGCGAAGGCGGAGGCCGAAGCTAAGGCGAAGGCCGAATCCGAGAGCACTGCCACGGCGTCGGCGAAAGCCGAAATCGAGGCGCTCAAGGCCAAGCTGGCCGAAGCGGAGTCCAAGCTGGCCACCGCCAGCACGAAGCCCGAACCGAAGGCCCAAGCGGCCAACGGCGCAGGCTCGCGTGACGCCATCGCTCGCGCCACCGTCAGCTTCGACCAGAAGGCCGCTGCTGACGGCAAGAACGGTAAGAAGGTCGTGGTCCTGGGCGGCAAGGCTCCTAACGGAGGCAACCTCGCCACCGCGTCGGCCGTGAAGGCGACCGACCTGACCGGGCTGTTCCGGCGCTAAGCATCACTTTCAAGGGCTGCTGTCAGTCCTGAAATCTCAACGAGAGGAGGTGAATTCCAATGACTCAAGCAAACGTGCAACAGCCCAGCCCCCAAATCGGCGTCGGCTTCGGTCCGGTGAGCAAGTTCCGGGAAATCTACGTCCTCCACACGGAGGCGCAGAACGTCCTGAGCTCTGCCATCACCGCGCCCGTTGCCCTCGGCGACCTGCTGAGCTACAACGGCGCGAACGTCGTGCAACCCGCTGTCGCGGATGACGGGTTCCGTCCGGCTGGCTTCGCTGCCTACGAGGCCGTGGTCAACTCCACGGGCTTGTACGGCTACAAGCCGCAGGCGGGTGACCCCATCGGCGTGTACAAGAAGGGCCGCTTCTACGTGGTGAACGTGCAAGGAGTGGTGGCCGCTGGCGATGAGCTGGTGGTCGGCACCGTCGCAGGTTCGCTGCGCACCCGGCCCGGCGGCAACACGGACCCGACCATCGGTCTGTGCCGCGTGTCGAACGGTGGCGTCGCTGGTGCTCCCATCGAGGCCGAAATCGACACGACCGTCGTGCAGTACAACGCCTAACAAGGCGCTGCTTAGGGCGATGAAATCGTCCTGAACCAATCTCAAATGAGAGGAGGTGAAACATCATGAACAATAAAGTGCTAAGCAATCAGGAGAAGTTCAACCTTCTGATGATGGCGCAAGCGGAAATGAGCCAGACTGAGTTCGCTCAGCACATGGCTCAGGCCGCGATCCTGCCCATCGCCGAGACGATGATCGAAGACAGCTTCGGACGTAAGCTGTTCCAGATCGATCGCTTCGACAATGGACCTTCCTACCGTTACCAGCGCAAAGCTCGTCAGCGCGCCTTGGTCATCCCCCGCTACGGCGAGGAAATCGACCAAATCGTGCGCTACCCCTGGGTCATCGTCACGCCTTACGATTTCGAAGTCCATCCCGAAATCCACATGGCTGACCTGCTCGATGCTCAGTTCGACGCGGCCGCCGACATCCTCAACGATGCCGGGCGCGAGATGGCGGTCAAGGAGGACCTGGAGTTCCTGCGGCTCTTCGACCAAGCAATCGCCCCTAACGGGGTGCCTGCTCCTGGCCCGAACCCGGCGTTCAATGCCTCGACGGGGCTGTACCAGCTCCCGAGCGGCGTTGACCCGACGGCTTCGGACCTGCTGAAGGTCTCGGGCTACCTCCGTCAGAAGTCCTACAAGCCCGATACCCTGCTGATGAACCCCTATCAGCTGGGCATCCTGAGCTCTCAGCAAGCCTTCCTGTTCTACCTCAACTTCGGCACCCGCGAAGTGCAGGAGACGGGTGTGCTCAAGAGCGCTCTGGGCCTGAACGTCATCTGGTCGCCTCTCGTGGATACGGGTTCCATCTGGGTCATGGACTCAGTGGAGCTCGGCCGCCTCGTGGAGCGCGAGCCGTTGACCGTTCAGCCGACCTTGGACGGTCGCCTGATGAAGTGGCTGGTGTACCAGCGCGTGTGCCCGTTCTTCCGGAACGCGAACGCTGCGCTGCGAATCCAGGCCTACAACTTCTAGGTCTGAACGTATTGACTTCGCCAGTAGTCGAAAACTGGCACCTTTTTGAGGCAAGCGATGACCACGCAAGTCTGCGACGTCTGCAAAAAGCCCTGCGGCCCGGATTGCATCCGTACCGACGGTGGCTGTTTCTGCAGTCACAAGTGTGAGCGCGAGTCGCGGACTTCCATCGTCACCGCTTCGGTCAACGAAATCAGCAACGTGCCTATCACCCTAGAACACCAGGGCGAATAGGCCGATTTGGAGGAAGGCGTCATGCCTCTGCGATTCAAGGAAGCCAACGGAAGGCACTTCGAAGACCCTGCCTCCGATAGTTCGTGGACCGCGCACGAGGTCAAAGACCTCGACTCGCGCCACGGGTCCCACATCCGCCCCGGCAAGCTGAAGGCGGCCGTCCTGTCCGGCAAGGTGTTGGACCTGGACGACTATTTCCAGCTGGGCACCGTGCTGTCGGAGCCGCAACGCCTGCAGAAGGAAATCGACGAGCTGAACGCTCGTCTGCAGGGCCTCATCAACCAAGTCGTCGGCTTCGAAGAGCGCATCGAGAAATCGGGCGACAAGCGCGAGACCGCCGACCTCATCGCCAAGATAAAGGCGGTCAAGGATCAGCAGAACGAGGTGGGCAAGGCCATCGCTGAGAAGCTGGCCGCCATCGCCAAGCTGGCCGCCGACGCCAAGGCCGCCGCCGACCTGAAGGCCAAGAACGACGCCGACGCGGCTGCCGTCAAGGCCAAGGCCGACCAAGAGGCCGCCGACCTGGAGCTGGCCCAGAAGACCCAGGCCGAGGCTGAAGCCAAGGAAGCCGCCCGGTTGGCTGCTGGTGGCGCTCCCAGCGACGGCACCCCGGCCGCCGAGCCGACCACGGAACCCGCCCCGGCCACCACGGATACCGCTCCTGCGGCCGCCGTGGTATCTCCGGACCCGTTCGCGGCCCTGGCCGCCCAGGCAGCCGCCAACGCCGCCACGGTGGCTCCCGTGGCCGCTCCCGTGGCTCCCGTGGTGGTCCAGACGACTCCTCCGGCGGTCTAAGCCGTGGGAACCAAGCCGCTGTACACCCTCCAAGACCTCGTGCCTGCGGTACACCGCAGGTGCGGTGGGTTACAGCGGCTTGAGGTCAAGGAAATCCCGCTGACCTCGGTGGATGGCAAGAAGCTGGTGTACGCTTCGAAGTACAAGGACTGGAACGTAGGCCCCAAGGCCGCGCCCGTTGTGGTGTACGTCAACCGCCGGATTTTCCCGTCCGGCTGGACCGCCGATGGCGCTACGCTCTTTGAAAACACGCCGGACGCCTTGAGCATCAACCGCTTCGGGCAGGTCACCTTCGCGAATGCCCTGCTCGATACCGACGTGGTGCACGCGTCCTTCACGTGGCGCGTGTTCAGCGATTGGGACGTGTTCGCGGCATGCCAACCTCACGCCATCACCATGGTGGAGTCCCGCTTGCCGCTCGAAGTGGACCCGGACCAAATTCCGGACTACCTCTTTGAGCTGCTCATCCTTGCGGCGATGGTACACCTGCGCAAGAGCCTGGACGCGGAACAGGGCCTCTACTACAGCTACTCCATCCAAGAGCAGTCACATCAACTCCAGCAGGTCCACAAGAATCTGCTGGAGCAGATTCAGCAGGATGAGGCGTCATTCGACGCGGCCGCTGATTCGGTGCTGTGGTACCGCCTGCAGGGCAAGGCGCGCAAGACCACGTCCATCAAGCTACCGTATCACTCGTCGCCTGACCCGAACATCGGGCCTGCGGCCTATGGCTCCCTCACGTGGGGTATGCGCGGATGAACCTCTCCGATGTGCACGCCGCTCGGATGGTGAAAGCGAACAACGCGGTCCGAACGTTGTCCGGCTCAGAGCACCTCATCGTGCTCCGCAAGTTCAGCGCCCCGGCTGACGCCGACATCGACCAGACGTGGAAGGAAGTCTCGCTCAAGCCACAGCGCCCGTCGGTTGAGCAGACCATCCTCGCGAAGGTCCGGGCTTTGTCGGATGCCGAGATGGCGTCCACCGAGTTCGGCATGATTAAGCGAGGCGACCTGTTCGTCACGGTGGACCCGGACATCCAGGTCGTCAACTTCGATGAAATGCGCTTCCTTACCGATTCGCTGCTCGACGACGGCACGTCAATCTCGAACACGTGGGACTACACCGTGTACGAGGTGAAGCGCACGGACTTCTCGAGCATCACGGTCGCTCGAACCTTCGTTGCACGCCGAAAGGTGGAACAGACGCCGGGAGGTGTACAAGAGACATGAGCCAGTTCCGAGTCGTCCTCATCAACCTGAACGAATGGCAGAAGTGGATTGCCAAACTAGGCGAAAGCCGAGTCGAAGAGGTGGTGAGCGACTACATGAACACGGCTTGTGCCGAGATGGTAGTAAAGATGCAGGACCAGCTGGGCGAGTACCAAGGCGCACGCGGTCCTTTCGGTCCCTGGGAGCCATTGAAACCAGAGACCATCGCCAGGAAGAAGAACGGCGACACGCCGCTCCTCGAGGAAGGCGACATCTATGCTTCCATCCAATACTTCGACATCTCGCCCGTCAAGAAGATGATAGGCGCAACAGACACGAAAGCAGCATGGATGGAGTACGGAGTCCCGCTGCGCAACGTTCCAGCCCGTCCGTTCGTCCGGCCCATCGTGTGGATGGGAGTCGAGGACATGAAGAAGGGCATCAGAAAGGCCTTGGTGCGAGCTCTGGTAGAGGCCAAATATAGCGAGGGTGGTGGGCCGTTATGATAGACCTGGATGACGCGTTCCGCACCATCGTCGGCTTCATGGAGCAGAACATCGTAGGTATCGGCTTCCAGATTGGTGTAACGGACCCGTCCAACCCGACGCCTCCGGTCACCGACCTCGGCAAGCCTATCCTGTCGAAGGGGTTCTTCAACCAGACCGAAAAGGCCGGGCGCGTGATGCCAGCGCCTCCGGACCCCAAGTGGATAAAGGAGCACGTGCCGTCGCTGGCGTTTTGGCCTATCGGGTTCGCACCAAAGCCCGACTACCACATCAAGAAGAAGTGGATAGACCAAGACCCGCTGACGATGAAAGTCACGACCAAGGAGGAATACTACCGCGCAAGAATCCTGATGCAGGCGGAGATGAACACGCGCTCCAACATGGAGCGCACCCTCATGCTGGCACAACTCTCGCACCTCTTCAACGTGGCCGGACGTGGTACGGGACGGCTCAAGACGCTGAAAGGCGACTACATCTACTTGAAGCTCCTGGAAAGCCGGGAGCCTCAAGACCCAGAGTACACGGAACAAGGCATCTATAGGCTCGTGATGACGTGGGAGCTCCGCGTCCGAGACTACGTGGAGACAACTGAAGCGATGCTCATGTCTGCACGGTACACTTTAAAGTACAACGGCCAGCTGGTAAGCTTGCCGTCCGCATAAGGAGAAGGTCATGCCCAGTTTCATCATCCCAGGCATCTACCCCGAGGTGCTCCAGAACACGTCGGGCACCCCGGTCCCCGACGATGCCCTGAGCATCATCGGCATCGTTGGCACCTTCGCCCGTGGGCCGCTGCAGACCCCGACGGCCGTGTCCGACCCGTCGCAGGCCGCGCTCATCTTCGGTGACGCCGACAACCTATCGAACCCCAACTTCCTGACCGGGATGTGGGCCGTGTACGAGGCCATGAACCAGGGCGCGAAGCAGGTGGTCATCGTCCGCGTCGGTAACGCCCAGCTCGCCACGCTGAACCTGTTGGACTTCGTGACCGACACGACCGCTGCGGCCGTGACGGCCAACGTCGCTCCGCAGGCCGTGCTCATGACGGGCAATCCGCTGACCGAGGGCTTCACCGTCGGCCAGACCGTCCACATCGGCGGCGTCGGACCCGAAGACGTCGTGCTGACCGCCGTGACGGCCACCACCATCAGCGCCATCTTTACGGCCAATCATCTGGGCGGCGTGTCGGTGACCCAGCAGGCCCTCGTGGCCAGCGTCGCCGCGCCGACGCCCGGCACCTTCGGCAACAGCTACACGGTGCAGGTCGCGGCCGGGTCGCAGCCCAATACGGTCAAGCTGCTCGTCACGGGCGACGGCAAGAGCGAGACCTGGGACAACCTGACCATGACGCCCGGCACCTCGCGTTACCTGCCGACCTATGAACGCCAACAGCACGCTGCTGGTCGTGACGGATGGCGCGTCGCCGAACCTGCCTGCCATCCTGGCGCAGACGGTCCTGTCCGGCGGCACCAACGGGCAGGTCACCACCGATGCCGACTACATCGGCGTCGCCGCGCCCACGGCCACTGGTTTCTATGCCTTGGAGAACCAGGACGTGAACCTGCTCGTGGCCGCTGGCCAGAGCAGCGCGGCCGTCCACACCGCGATGGTCGTGCAGGCCAACGCTAAGGGCGACCGCATCGCGGTCGTCGGCGGTGCGTTGGGCGACAGCGTCTCGACCACGCTGACCCGTGCGGCCGCGCTGAGCGCCGACCGCGCCGTGCTCTGCTACCCTGGCATGCAGGTGTACGACCCTGCGCAGAACCTGACCGTGAAGGTGCCGTCGGCCTACACGGCGGCCGCCGTGGCCGGGCGCATCGCTACCCTCGACCCGTACATCTCGCCCAGCAATCAGCTGCTCACGGGCATCCTTGGCTTCGAGGTCCCGGTGAACGACGCCGACCTCGCGACCCTCATCCAGGGCGGCGTGGTCGTGGCGACCAACAAGGGCCGTCTGGGCTTCAGGTTGCTCGACGGTGTGACCACGGGCACCGACTTCCCGTTCACCCAAATCAACATCCGCCGATTGTTCGACCAAATCGTGCGCGGTGTGACCGAGGGCAACCAGGACCTCATCAGCGCCCCGAACAACGCCGACACCCAGCACGCGCTGCAGCAGGGCATCAGCGCCTTCATGGACAGCCTCGCCGCGCAGGGAGCCATCCAGCAGTACTACGTCAAGGTGTACTCGTCCCAGGCCGACCAGGAGGCCGGGTTCTTGTACGCGGACATCGGCATCTTCCCCACCTATGCGGCCGACTTCATCGTGATAAGGATAAAGCCCAACGACGCCGGAAGCTTCGATTCCAGCGTCGTCAACCAGTAATGAGCCGGGCCTCTTATAAGCGTTGGAAAGAGCGCCACCCAAACGCCCGCAAAGAGGTGTACAAACGAGACAGAATTAAGATATTAGCACAGATGAAAGAACACGCTACAAGGTTGAAAACCGAGGTCTTTGCCCACTATTCAGGCGGAGTGCCGCATTGCAATTGCCCACTCTGTCCTGAGAAGACCAACGACGTTGACATGCTGTCGATTGAGCATATCGGTGGTGGTGGCAACAAGCATCGCAACGATATCGGCATGGGCAAAGACAGGGCCGGTTACAGGTTTTACGTCTGGCTCAAAAAGAATGATTTCCCGGCTGGGTATGAGATACTCTGCCACACATGCAATAACACCCGTGGTATTCGCGGGTACTGCCACTAAAGGAGGGTGTCATGCCCTTTGTGAAAGATCCGGCCCTTGGCAAGCACGTCACCGTGGTCCTTAAGGGCCAGAACGTGGGCGAGTTCGAGAAGGTGACGCAGAAGCACAAAATCAACACGAAGCAGTACGACCCGCTGGGGCAGGAAATCCCCAAGACGCTGGACGGGCGCAAGACCTACAACCTGTCCATCGAGAAGGGCTGGATTGACGTCGAGCTGGTCCGGCTCATCTGGGGCAACAATGGCGTGTTCAAGGCCGGGTCGCCCACGAACATCAAGCCTCCCCGCTTCACGGTCATCATCACGACCAAGTCGCCTGACACGGTGACCCGCGAGACCTACTTCGGCGTGCTCATCCACGACTTTGAGACGGCGACGGGCGGCCCGGACGACATCAAGAACGTCAGGCTCGAGTGCGTGGCCGACGGCGGCTACGACCCCGGCACCACGACCTCGCCGAACGCGACGGCCTGACCCACGACCTAGGGCGGCACCTCTCGCGAGAGGGAGCGTGTCCGGCGCTCAGCCGCCCTAGGACCTAAACCGGGCACCCTTCGGAAAGGGGAGCATCATGGAAGTCGACGAGAAGCAGAAAGTCTCACCGTTGGTCGCGGCACTCACCGAGGCCAAGACCACGGGCAAGCTCGTGTTCACCCTCCCGGTGAGCGAAAAGCGCATCGAGATGGTCCGCTCGACCGGGCGGCACCAGCTCATCGCGCAGAAGCTCTACGACACGGCAAAGCAGGGCTACATGTTCACCATGGAGTGCATCCGGCAGACCGTCACCATCCTGCCGCCCAAGGATGCCCCGGCGACCATGTCCATCGTGGCCAGACAATTCGAGATGGACGAGCTGACGGCCCTGAGCAACGAAGACCTGGACCTGCTCCACGAGGTCTATAGCCGCTTCAACCGGGCCGGACGCTACTCGGTCACCGAGAAGGACCTCGACGCTTTTTTCGTGAACCGCTGACCGAGCACATCGCTTCTATTGTCGGCGAGTTCCCTGGCCAGTTCACACTCGACGAGATTCTGGATATGCCCGAGGACGTGCGCTATTTGTGGCACGTCCTCGCGGTTAGGGTGGGCCAGAAGAAGCTGAAGGTCAGCGTTGAAGGTAATGGAACGGGCAGCATCAAGTCGCCCTACGAGGACCTGACGTAATGTCTGAAGGCGAAGGCGTTGTAATCCCAATTGAAGCACGCGACGAATTCTCGTCGGCGGTCGGCCGTATGCAGGAGGCCGCCAACGCTCTGGCTCAAGCTATCTCCGGCGTCAACGACAAGATGCATGAGCTCGGTGACACGAGCGAGAAAGCGGAGCACGACGCCGAAGGTGGCGGGTTCTTTGGTAAGCTTAAGGAAGGCTACGAATCCCTGAATTCCTTCAAAGTGGGCGATTTGGTCCACGAGCTAGAGGAAACATCGGTCGCCGGAGTGGCGGTCGGTGCGTCCATCTTTAAGGGCGCTGAAGCGGCCATGGAGATGGAACAGCAGGTGACGTCGCTCGGGTTCGCTAGCCAAGTAAGCAAGGAGAGCATCAACGAGCTCACCGAAGCGTCGTACAAGATGGCCGAGGGCAGCAAGTTCAATGCCGAGCAGATTCAGTCGGTTGGTGCGCGGGTCTTGAAGATGGGCGAGGACAACGAGACCGCCAACTCCGTGATGAACGCGGCCAAAGACCTCGCCATCGCCAAGAATTCCGACCTCACGAGCACTTACCTCAAAGTCGAGCAGGCCGCAAAGGCCTTCGGCATTGAGGCGAAGGGCATGCCTGCTGTCATGGACACCGTGGCAAAGGCCACGGGCGACGCCAACATCACCGTTGATGCGCTCCTTGGCCCTATGGCGCGCATCGCCCCTATGGCCAAGTCCGCTGGCCTGAATTTCGGTGAAATCAGCGGCGTGATGGTCGGTTTCGAGAAGGCTGGCTTGACTGGCCGCCTCGCGATGCAGGGTCTCATGATGTCGATGCAGAAGGCCACCAAGGCTGGCGTCGATTACAAGACCTACATGAAGGACGTGGGCAACGACTTCAACAAGATGCACTCGGACCAAGCACGGGCCGCGCTCTTAATGGAACGCCTCGGTCCTCGTGGCGCGGCAATGGCGCAGTTCTTCAAGCAGACTGGTGGCGACATCACCAAGCTTGGGGAAACCTACAGCAACGCTGCCGGGACTGCCGCTACGCAAGCCGAGCAGATGGAACAGACCACCAAGTACAGGCTCGAGCTCATCAAGAACCACTTCGCGAACGCCGGAGCGGAGGTCGCCGACAAGTGGCTCCCGGCGTTCAATGGAGCACTCGGTTTGGTAGCCAAGGTGCCTGCTGAAGTCATCGTAGCAGGGACGGCCACGGCTCAGGGCATCGGCGTCGTCGGTAAAGCTATCGAGTCTGTAGCCTTGACGGCGGCAGCGTTAAAGACGCTTGGTATGGCTCCGCTGTTCAGGACGTGGGCACTTGGGGCGATGATGTACGCGCAGAGCCTGTGGGCGGTAGTGGCACCGCTGCTCGGGCCTGCTGGTCTGGTTATCGGAGCGGCCGCAGCCGGATACGGCATCGGCTTGCTCCTCAATAAGCTCATCGATTCCGTGCCATGGATGCGGAAGCTCGCCGATGCTACGACAGACCTCGGCGCGTCGATGATGGACCTCGCCACCACCGGGCATACGGCCAGCGGCCTCAACACCGAAGCGCGTTCACTTAATGGCCTGACCCAGGCTGGTGGTGCACTTGCAGGACTCACAACCGACGCCGGAGCCAAGAAGTCTGCATACGCATCTGTACGCGTTGAGACGAATGCTACGGCCACACAGCGCGAGGTCTTCAAGGAGCTGGTGCAACAGATTCAGAGTGCTGGCGTCCACATCGACCAAGTCCACTTCAACGTGGACAAGAACACCAAGGCCGAGGACGTGGAGAAGATGCTCCGCGACCTGCTCAAGCGCGGCCGTAGCACAAGCGCTGCTGGTGGCACGAACCAGCCCAAGAGGTAGTCGTGGCAATCCCGAGTTTCCTTACCGCCGGAACAGTCGCCCAGGTGCCGACCGTCGCCCTTCCGGGCGACAACGTCGTGTATTTGACCGAGTACGCCCCGGTGTCGTTCCTCGCTCCGGTGTCGTTCGAGTTCACCATCCCGCCCGAGGAGAAGATAGAGATGAAGGGAGTCTCCAGCATTGCGGAGATTCCCATCCCAGGAGCCGAAGGCTCTATCCTGCAGCCCAACGGCGCGGAGCCGCTCCGCATCTCGTGGAAGGGCATCTTCGAGGATGTGGTAGACCAGAACGGCGCGGTCGTGCGCCGTGCCGTTGATGACGTGCTCGTACTCGACAACATGCGCCTGTCCGGCAAAGTCTGGATTCTCCAGTACTTGGACATCCAGCACGACGTGATGATAAAGCGGTTCGACAGCACCCCGGTGTCGATTCGCGGCAACCTAGACCGTTTCGAGTACAGCATCGAGCTGGTCAAGTTCTATCCGGACCTCGGCTTCAGCGCTCCGCAGACGGCAGCGTCACTCACGCAGCTCTCCAACGTCACCGCCGGGTCCATTCTCAGCACCATCCAGGACTTCTTCGACAGCATCGACGCGGTCATTGCCGATATCGGCGAGGAAATCGTCGCCGTCACGGACATCCTGATGACGCCGATTACGGCGTTCAACGGGCTTACGGCCATCCTGACCGACCAGCTGTCACAGACGGGCGACCTCATCAACACGGTAGTAGCCAACGAGGCAGCCGCCATCACGACCCCAGCGTCAGACCTGGAGCTGCTGCAGCAGCAAATCGCCTACAACATCACCACCGTGGAGATGGTGCGCAACAACATCGCCTCCATTGCTGGTGTCGGACAGGGCATCATCATCGACCTGCACGACGTCCAGACCCAGCTTCAATTCATGCAGAACCTGCCGCAGTTCCAGCCGCCTCCTCCTACGACTTACACGGTACAGGAGGGCGACCGCATCGAGGACATCGCTTACGCCTACTACGGCGACAGCGAATCGTGGCGGCCTATCGCCTATGCCAACAACCTCCCAGACCCGACGAACCTGACCATCGGGCAAGTCCTCAATATCCCAAGCTGAGGCGGCCGTGACGAATCAGATGCCCGTGGCCGTCATCACCTACAACACCTACACGTACTCGTTGCAGGACGTGCTGTTGACTGGCTCCAAGAAGACGGTCCAAGCCCTTCGTCAATCTCAACGTGTCTCGACCCAAGACCTCTACGACGTGTCGAGCGTGAAAGTCACGCAGGCCATGGGTCAAGGTGCCGACGATTTCACGCTCGAGTTCAGCAACTACCTCGGCAAGTACACCGATTTCTTCACGCCGTTCCAGGAAATCGAGATTCGCATCGGTTTTCCTACGGACCCCAACAACATCATCAAAGAAGAGCTCCCGCTCCTGATGGTCGGACTCATCGAGGATGCCGAGCCTACCTACACGAAGGGCGAGGGCTGGAAGATTGCGGTGACTGGCCGCAATTACGCGTCGCTGCTGCTCGATGCCAAGCTGACCGACCAGTACAAGGGCCTGAGCGCGTCATCAATCGTCCAGGACATCATCGACGAGTACGGGCTTGGGCTGGCGGCCAACATCTCCGCGTCTACCACGCAGCACAAATATGAGAAGACCATCCGTACCGCCCCGAAGGCAGCTAGCGCCATGCAAGGGCGAGTGCAGGCCAACCTACAGGTCTCGGTCGCCGATTCTGCTATCATCAACAAGACGAAGACGGACCCTGTGGTGCAGACGGTCCGTTACGCCGACGATTGGCTCTTCCGTGGTTCTACGGCGTGGTCAGCCATCGAGCATCTCGCTTACCTGGAGGCGACGAACGACCCAGAGTACGACGGCCGGGAGTTTGTCACCTACTATGACGGGAAGACCTTCCATTTCGGCCCTCGCATGAACGCGAACCAGGACCCGAGCACGATGGTCCAGATCGTAATCGGCGAGAACGTCGAGCATTACAAGTTCCGCATCTCGACCACGTACCTGCACACCCGCGTCAAGATTACGACCCGCCTCAAGAAGAACGGTCAAATCACGAAGGGCATCGCGACGGTGACGGCACCGGACAACCTCGTGGTCGGTGTAGACCTGACACAACAGGAGATGGACGGGTTCACCAACGCCCAATCGCTCTTCGGCATTCGCGAAATCGTCCTCAAGGACCGTGACAAGGTGCTTGGCACCGACGTCACCAAAATGAAGTGGCTTGCTAAAGCGAAGCTGAAGGAATACAGCCGCCTCGTGTACACGGGCGACATGGCTATCGTCTTCACGGCCGACCTCGGCAACGATGCCATCGAGAAGATGACGAAGGACCGTGGCATCGTTATCTACGGCGTCGAGGCTGTCGGCGGTTCGACCGTTACTGGCTTCGACCAGCCGCAAAGCCGGAGGTACAACGGCATCTTCTATATCGAGAAGGCCGGGCATTCCTTCAACAAAGCCAACGGCTATCGCATCGACATGTCGCTGAGCTCGCGATCGCCGGAGATGGCGAAGGCCCTTGGCGAGACCACCATCAGCTCACAGAACACGGTAATCAAGAAACCGTCGAGTCCGTTGACTGACGCGCAGGTCAAGGAAAGCACCCTCCAGACCAACTGAGCAGGCCATGGGCAAAGAAGGCGATATCTACTCGATGATTCAGGAGATTGTGACGGAGGTGATGTCGCAGCAAGTCGCGCATCCAGAACCAGCCATCGTCACCTCCATCGACCCAGACACCTACACCGTAAAGGCCCAACTCTTCTACGATGAGGGCATCATCGTCGGTCCGCTCCGCATCGTCGAGTCTTATGCAGGCAACGGCTTCGGCGTCACATCGATGCCGCAAATTGGCGATGAGGTGCTGGTAGTGTTCCAAGGCGGCCGCATCAGCGATGGCTACGTGGTAGGCCGCCTACACGGACCAGAAGACGTCGCTCCGCCATTCAACAATGGCGAGTGGAAGCTGACGCACCAATCCGGCGCTATCGTCCTGCTTGACGTGGACGGCAATGTCAAGCTCACCTCGAAAGACGGCGCTTCGGCGACCATCGGGTCCGGCGGAGACATCACGCTCAAGAACGACAAGGTGACGGCGACCCTCGCCAACGGCGGCGACGTGAACATCACCAACGGCCAGGGCACGTTCGACATGAACGCGTCCGGACAATTCGCCATTAAGAACACGGCCGGAGATGACCTGCTCAACATCCTTAACGACACCATCCAGGACTTCATCACGGCCGCCCCGTCGCTGGCGCTTTACCCGAGCGGGTCGATGAACCCAACCCTGCTGACCAACCTGACTGCCCTTCAACTTAAGATTGCGGCCCTGAAGCAGTGAATGTACCTCTGTTTGCAGGTGGTACTGGAAGGTGGAGGAAAGTATGCCCGTGACAGCCATTCAGCCGACCGACCAGCAGCTCTTCGGGGTGGACCTCACCCTGAAGAACGGCGACTTGGCTGTGGCTACTCGCGACGGGCTGGTGGATTTCGCGACCATTGGCGGCCGCTCGAATCTCCAGCAAGCCCTGCTGAACCGCCTACAGTCGGTTCCGGGCGACCTCCCCATGCACCGCCAGTACGGTGCCAACATCAACGGCCTCCTCGGTCTGGGCATGGCCCAGGCCAAGGCGCTTGCCTTCAAGTACGTGGTGCAGTCGCTCAACCGTGAGCCGCGCATCCAGAAGGTGACCCAGGTGAAGCTGCAGGACACGGCCAACAATGCCTTCGACCTGCTGGTGACGGTGATGCTGGTGAACCAAGACACACCAGTCAACTTCATCTTCCCATCCTTCTTGAAGTAGCCATGAGCCTTGTAGTGGACACTTTCAGCGTCATCGCTCAACGGCTGATGACTTACATGCAGGCCAACACGAGCCTGCTGACCGACTACAACGAAGGCTCGGTCATCCGTACCATCCTCGAGTCGAACGCGATGGAGTTCGACAAGAATTACTACCAGCTCGAGCTGGTTCAACAGGCCAGCTTCATCCAGCAAGCGGTCGGTCAAGACCTCGACCTCATCGCCCAGGATTTCAACCTCACGCGCATCCCAGCCACATTCGCCACGGGCTACGTGCGTCTGTCGCGGCTGACACCAGCCCCCGCTGGCGGCGTTCCGGTCCCAGCCGGGTCCGTGTGGTCCACGACCCCACAATACACGGCCTACGACGCAATCGCGGTCTCGAACCCGGCTCCGGCGTCCATTCCGGCCGGAGCGCTTTACGTGGATGTGCCCGTCGTGGCCGTCGTGGCCGGGTCGTCCGGCAACGTGCTGGCCGGGCAGATTCAGGTCAACACGAGCAACGTCCCGAACATCGACCAAGTCAACAACATCGCCGCAATGAGCGGTGGTCAAGATATCGAGACCGACACGACGCTGCGCGCCCGTGTGGCGCTCATCCTGAAGGGCACCAACGCTGGAACCGAGAACAGCTACAAGTCAGTCCTGCTCAACAACACGACCGCCATCGTGACGTCGGTGTCGGTTGTTGGCCCCGGCGAGCCGCTCATGACCCGCGACTCCGGCGTCGGTGGCAAAGTGGACATCTACTTCAAGGGCAACCTCAACCCGACCAGCTTCAGCGAGACCTTCACCTTCAACAACCCGAATCCTTACGTGTTCTCGCCCGGTGTGTACGACCCGCCTGATTTCCCGACCCAGCGCAGCCAGCCCGTGGACAGCATCACGCAGGTCTTGGACCTCGACACGATGACGGTGCTCACGCCCGGCGTTGATTACACGCTCGTTAAAGACACAACCATCTTTGGCGGGTCCGACCGTGCGCAGGACTACATCAGCTTTACGAACGCCCCGGCACGCAACGGCCACAATTTCCAGGTCACCTTCCTTGCCGACAAGACCGTGGGCGACCTGCGCGCCCTGATTGAGGCTTACCGCCCCATCACGGCCGACGTGCTCATCAAAGAGGGCATCATTCAGAACGTGGACGCTCGCATCCAGCCGTTCTACGCTCCGGGCATTTCGGTCGCGGCCGCCCAGGCGGCTATGCTCGCCGTCCTACAGGCCTACGTTGACGGTCTGCCGCTTGGCGGCACCCTCTACGTCACCGAGGCCCTGCGCCAGATGGCCGAAGCCAACGTGAATGGCCTCAAGGTCGTCCTCGGCTTCAACACGGCCACCGCCATCTACCCCACGGGCACTCCCTCGTCGCTGGCGACGTTGTCCGTGCAGAAGAACACCTACTTCAACCTCAATTCGGTCACTTGGCTGTAATGCCCACAGTCGCGACCATAGCGCAAAAGCGCAAGTCGATGTTCGCACAGCTCGGCAACGACGCTGTGTGGGACAAGAACGACCCGCTGACGCTCATCTACGCGTTGCTGGATGCCATCGCCAAAGAGCATGGCAATTTCCAGGACGCCGTGGATGGTGTGCACGATGACCTGCGCTTGTCCACTATCAACCGCCCCGACAACCTGCAGGCGCGGTGGGGCGACATGCTCCAAGAAAGCGTGCGCGGCGATATCACCGTGGCCCAGAACATCACAATCTGGCGCAACATGCTCCACCGCATCATCTACGGCGTGGACATCCTCGGCCGTCGCTTCATGCCGACAACCAAGAACAACATAAGGCAGCTCGTCATCGATTATTCGCTGGTCAGCGAATGCAAGATTTTCGAGCTGTGGCTCTACGCTTCATCGTTTGCTGGAGCCAGCGTCGTCAACAACGCGCTGGTGTGGAACAGCGCCACCCATTCGTGGAATGAGGGCCTGCACTCGGTCTGGATTGATATCGACACGCTCAAGGGTATCGGCTACCTGCCAACGGGCTTCCAGATTTTCCCGGAGATTACGGGCTACACCCGCGACACGGCCATCATCGAGTACGCCGCTCAGATGATGAAGCCGTACCACAACATCGTCGGTTTCTGCTGGATGCTGACGCAACCGACGGAGCCAGTCGGCTGGGACGCCAACCTCGCATATCTGCAGGTCGGCACCGGGTCTGGCGCTGGTCCTGGCTGCGTCGCGCCCGTGGCGACCGTCCCTGTGTACGTGGACAGCCTCGACCCGAACAAGCACGTGGTCTCGTACTCGACCAACCTCAAGCGCGCCATCGGCATCGTGCGCTCGGCCGACCTTCCGGGCGCGGCCGAAATCACCGAGGTCTGCCTGCTCGACGCAACGAACACGCCCATTGCCGGGACGTACCAGACCATCTCGGCCATCCACAAGAAAGCTGGCAAGCCCCTGGCCGTAGGCTACTACATCCAAGAAATGTGAGGACAAGATGATAAGCGAATTGGCACTCACGACTGGCACGGAAGCGACCATCAGCCGTGACACGTGGCCAGCCAACATCCTCAAGAATTACGAGACCGTCATCATCCGTGAGGGCAAGCCTGCTGTTGATGCTGAAATCAACGAGCTCCAGGACCTGCAGCTCTACGAGCGGCTCGAGCTGACCCGTGACCTGATGCGCCCCGGCATCTTGCTGGGCGACGTCTTCGGTGACGGCATCACCCGCAATTCGTGGCTGGTCACGGTCAGCGGCATCAACGTCATCGTGGCGGCCGGACGCGCACGCATCGCCAACCGCCGATGCGACCTGCTGCCCGACCTGAACAGCGGCGTTCCAGGCAACGGCATCAGTGGCTTCACCATCGGCACCATCGGCAATGTCCGCTACATCTACGCCGACGTGTTCCGGCGCGAGTACTTGGGCAGCCCTATTAATCCCAATGCGAAGGCCACGACCACCGTGCCCGGCAACGACCAGTACATCGCCGACCCGGTGCTCAACGCCGAGCAAGCTCGGCGTGTGCAGTTCTTCGACCCGACGGTGGACATCAAGATGACGGCCGAGAACGTCGCCATCCCGACGGCCGCGCCCGGCCACACCATCATGCCCATCGCGCAGGTTCAGCTGACCGGGTCCGGCCTGCAAGTCACCGACCTGCGACCCGTGGGCGGCACCTTCAACACGCCCATGACCGCCGAATACATCGTGCGTTCTGGCGGTATCATCGGCGTTGACTGCACGCACACCGACTTCCAGACTGCCTACAATGCCGCCATCGCCGACCCGCGATTGGCTGTAAGCAACATCCGCATCTATGTGGTCAACGGCACTTGGAACCTCGCGGCCGCGCTCACCGTGCCCAACAACCTCACCATCGAGGGCCGTACAGATGTCTCGAACGGCACGGGCACCCAGCCTTCTATCGTCTTTCCGGCCGGGTCGGCCGGGTTCACCATCCAGAATGGCTCGGTCCTCAAGAACCTGCTCATCCAGAGCGGTGCTGGTCCGACGGTGACGGTCACGGGCATTAACAACGAAATCGACGGGTGCCTCATCAGCAGCGGCACGTTCGGCCCTTCGGGCACGTCGCTCCACGTCATCAACAACGTCAACCTCACGGTGCGCGATTGCCAATTCGTCACCGGGGTCTCCTTTGCGTCCTCGACTTACGGGTTCGCCACTTTCCACGATTGCCTCTTCGACCGCAACGGCAATCTAGGCGACAAAGGATACCTGTTCTACAACTGCTACTTCGGCAATGTCGGCACCATTGTCGGTGGCGGAGACTTCTACAACTGCCGCCTGTCGCAGGGAGGAGGTGCAATCTCGTGGCAAGCCGGGCCGTCGCGCATCCGCGTCTTCTCATCTGACCTCACCGCTACTGGCGGCCAATTGCAGCTCTCGAACGCCGTGGGCACCGACCAGTTCGAGTTCAATGACTGTGTCATCGGCTCCGCACAAGTCGCCTACATCCAGCCGCAGGGCATCGCCTTCAACAATTGCAATTTCACGGCCCTGCTCACCGTCGGTGGTGTTGGTGCAGCACTCTTCATTAACGGGTGCAACCTCAACGGCGGACTCACTTATTTGGCCGGGACCAATCTGGCCACCTACGCCAAGAACAGCAACCTCTACGCGGTGAGCTACGCGGTGAACGGTGCCTACCTCGAATTCGACAATTGCCAATTCTACACGGCGTCGTTCTCGAACACGGGCGGCCCGAGTACCATCGTGGCGAATGGCTGCTCGTTCTCACAGAACGTGACGGTCACCGACCAGTTCACCTTTACGATGAACAACGGCCAGATGGCGCAGTACATCACTTTCGGCGGTTCGGTCGGGAGCGCCACCTTTAACGCCGTGGGTGCTTCGCTCAACACCATCGTCGTCAATTCGTCCACGACTCTCAACCTGGACGGATGCGTGATGCCCGGTGCCATCAACATCAACGCCATTAGCCCGTTGACAGCTACGTCGAGCCACATCGGAGCTATCATCGTGGCCGTTGGCGCTTCTCCAGCAGGGTCGCTCGCCATTGACAAGTGCACCCTGGGCCTGTGGAGCATGGCTGCTGTCACAACCACAGCGACGTTCGTGGGCAGCAACATCGGTAGCATGTCGCTTTCCAGTACGGTCAGCGGTGGCATCACCATCGAAGGATGCACGGTCGGCAGCTTCAACAACTCGGTCGATTCCCTGGGCACCATCAGCATCTTCAACACGACCATCGGCTCCGTCACGACCGGATGCGCCAACCTCGTGCTCCGTGGCTCTACGGTTACGGGCGATATCATCTTGTCGAAGATTGTGGGCAATGCCACCCAGGCCTGGACCTTTACTGCCACCGATATCAGCGTCAACAACATCACCATTTACTGCCTCGACGGGAGTCAGGGCAACACCAGTATGCGGAACGTCGCATCTCAAGGCGCTGTACAAGTCGAGACGAATGGCACCGTCACCATTGGCTTCTCGCTCATCAACGTGTCGGCTTCGACCGGGTATTTCTCCATTTCCCGTGCGACGCTCGGTACGTGTGACCTGAACGGGTTCGAGATGGACGGCTGCGCGTTTAGTGCCGCCATGACCGTCAACACCGACGGCTGGACGCCCGGCGGTGGCGCTGGCGGCTTCGGCAGCGGCTTCCCTATCACCAACACGCGGGTGTACGGCAATATCAACCTGACCGGGCAGGGATTCCTGCTCCACAACCTCTCGCTGACGCGGTCACAGCAGAGCGGGTACGCCATCCAGTGTACTCCTGGCAGCGTTGACCCGAATTACGTGGTCAAGAACCTGACCATCCGCAATTCGCAAATCACCTTCAATGGCTCTTCGACATCAGACGCCGTTGTGGTGTTCGGACCTTCTGCAACGCCGCACTCGATGACGCTCTTCCTCAGCAACAACAGCATCGAGACCGAATACACTCCGCGCATCTTCCGGTCGTTCTCGACGAACGGCGGGTCATTCCCGACGGCAATCGTGGTCAACAACTACATCGACGTGCTCCCTGGTGCTGGTGCTGGCATCCCGATGTTCACCGGGCCTGCTGGCAACTACATGAATTTCGACCTGAACACGCTGCGCGCCCCGGCCGGGCAGGTCATCAATGCTCCAGGCGTCACGATGTCGGGCACCACCAACATCGGCGGCACCACCAGCTCCTACTTCACATACTAAGCTAAGAGGAAGTCATGGCTCCTGAGAACGACCAGCACCAGCAGGAAGAGGCAGAAGATGCGGCCGTCGGCAAAAGCGTCAGGCTCTTGCTCGACCGTTTCCTCAGCCAGTTCAAACTGCCCATCTTCCTCGGTCTGCTCATAACTGGCGGAGGCTGGTTGGGGCGCGAGATGGTCAGGCCCGGTTTGGTCCAGGCATCTCCCTCGATTGCCGACGTCCAGCAGCTCCAGCACATCGGCGCGCAACTCGACAAGATGACGAAGGTCTTGGTCGAAGTACAAGTCAGCCAGCGCGCTATCCTCAACAGCCTGCCGGACGCTCAGCGTCGTGCCGCGCAGAAGGCCATCGCTAACTCGATGGCCGACCTGCGGCTCCAGCAGGACCTCCGCAATAGGGAGTAGTCATGCAGAAGGTGATACTCAACAGGACCAAGACCGGGCCGAACGGAACCGAGGGCTGGCTGACCTTCGACGGTCACATCTTCCAGACCCTCGAGCTTCAGGAAGCCAACAACCAGCCCGACGTGTCGTGCATCCCCGCTGGCGACTACGTGTGCTCGGTGCGCCCGGCACCGCACCTGTTCTCGCTCTTCGGTTACAACCCGTACGAGGTCCTCGACGTGAAGGACCGCGTCGGCGTCTTCATCCATCCCGCGAATTGGGCTGGTGACAAGAGCAAGGGCCTCAAGTGCGACTTGCTCGGGTGCATCGGCCTGGGCACCGACCACGCCGTCATCGACGGCCAGCCCGGCATCATCAACAGCCGCTTCGCGGTGGCCCACTTTATGGGCCTCCTGGGCAAGGCGGATTTCCAGCTCACCATCAACGACATCCCGGCTGTCACGGCCGAGACCGTCTAAGGAGGAAGTCATGGCTCGTGTTCTGCAGGTCCAGCTGTCGATCGCTTTCCAGGAGCTCGTCTAGGATGCGCCCGGCCAGTCGTTCAACACCCGCGTCAACGAGAATTACAACACCATCGGCCTGCCGTTCGCGTCCGGCTCGAAGGACGACGTCTACAGCAGCACCACGGTCCTGCCCGGCGGTGGCTCGTTCACGTTGAACGTCGCGAACCTCGCTCCCGTCGCGCTCGACTACCTGTTCGCGAAGACCGATCAACCGTTGACCGTGCAGATGGGCGCGGCCGACGAGGTGCCCATGAACGCCATCCTCGTCAAGGACGGTGCTCTCCCGGCTGGTGTCACCAGCATCACCTTCCGGAACCCCGGCACGGTCCCGGCCAACCTTACCTACTGCGCGCTGGGGCACTGACATGCTGACACCCGGACCCAACGACATCGCCATCGTCGCCGAGGGCGGAGCTGGCCTCATCTACCAGGAGGCGCTCTCCAGGCTGGTGTCACCAGCATCATCTTC